CACAAAATAACAATCATTCTCACGGACGCTGACTGAAAGGAAACCTTTCAGTAAGTGGTGACAAGGACTGAGGTACAAGCCCTCAATAGTCATTATTTTGTAAATCTTTTATCATGAGACAGAGTCCTTGTCTAGGGTTAGGAAGGGAACATACCCCTTCTGGGTTATCAACAAGCAAAAGACCTGTTGTATACCTCATGTAAGCTAACCTCCGCATGATCGCCAATCATGTTACCATTACTGGTAGGCTACGGGTTAATTATTTCAATTTGAATGTTGCGAATCGTGCTTCCTACTTGCCTTGTCAAAGGGGTACTGAAGGGTAGCGCGGGTTTAGAATCTTCAATCTCCGAATCCTGAAAAAGAGGAAATGGGTAATCGAACTGCGCATCACTGTCGAGCCTCGGCCGCAGATTTATGATTTGCTTCACATTACCGAAAACATTTTTCAGTTCTAGAGAAAGATCGAACTCCCCTACATTCGATTAGAAATAATTTGCATCGATTCATTGTTGCTCAATCAACTCATCTTCCTCATCTTCTTCATCAGAAGAGGATTGAGGTTCTTTCATGTCTTGAATCAATTTAGGATGGAATCCTTGATAGATTTCCCGAGAAATAGATTTTATTAATCTTAACTGGAAATCACGGAGTCCATCTTCAATATGAACGACACGATCGAAATAGAGAGTGATGAGGGCCAGAAGCTGTCGAAAAGCAATTTGAGGAAATATATCATCAAACTTTTCAAGGTACAGATCTGGCATGCCAGCTTTAGCCATGTGTTCCTTAATCTCGTTTACACCAAAGAAAGTTTCATTAAGAAATTCAAATCCAAATACTACAGTAGTAGGAGGGATTTGAAAGATCTTCATTTCTTGAAACTTTCCAGCATAACGAGCTTTAAATGGTTCACGCTTAGCATCAGCATAACTTTGAATCAATAACTGGTCCTCTCGTTGAGCCATTTTTGATATTTCATATAATTTGCCATGATCTCTTTTGTTCTTAAGCAAGTAGTTGGAAACATTCCAAACTACTTTTGCCCAAACATCATAAGAGATATTGAGTCGACAATGTTGGAGCCAAATTGATCGGAACATAGAGTTCATCGTATCAAAAAAGGCCCAAGTCGATTCAGAAGCAGCCATCATATCAATATCAAAGGTCAACAAAACAATACCGAGACGAATCGGAGTTGACGCAACATAATTGAAGGTCAAAAGACCAAATGTTGCTGAAGAAAAGAACTTCAAATCAGAGGTGGATGATGAGTTATAGCAATATAACCAATCTCCTTTTCCTCGATACGTCAGATTTGTCCCGAGTTTGAGAGAACCAGGTTGTGCACACTCGCGCTGAGAACAATGTTGATATGTTATCGCACTTGAATACTGACCGGCAATATCCGTACCCTCATTAAAATTGAGGTAAAGATTTCCGGAATAATCAGTTCCAATAGTAGGAACTGTTGTTGCAGTTACCGAGTTGATACGATACATTTGATATGTACTAGCAATCGAGGACACACGAGGTCCAAACACAGTGCCGCCATTAGGAGTCATGCGAACAGCATAATTCCATAATTGGCCTACTGTAGCTTCATTGTAATATGGAGCTAACGCGTAACTTCCCTTGACACCCAAAATATTACGCCCGTTAAGGGTTTTTGGAGTGAGATCGAGAGGGGGCTGGGAATATTCAGTAGAATATGAAGAAGGAATCTGCGTTGTTGTGATAACAGGCATATGTTCCGACAATTTGTTAATCAAAACAGTGTTTTCCACTGATTTAATATCCGTATTGTTCTTCAAAACTACTTTTTCCGTGGCAGTAGATTTTGAAACGTTATTAATGATATTTTTAGTAGTATCAATAACCTTCATCACTGTGTTGGGAACCTCGAGGAGACCAAGAGGGTTTCCTTCCGCAAGAGAAGCGACGACTTTAGCTACGCTCGTTCCTGTTGAGACAATGTCATCAATAGTACTAGAGCTGCGAATAGAATCATCATTCTTCTTATTAGAAATCTTCTGAAGCCTAGGAACCAACTTTTTAGATTGGGAGGAAGATTTCTGAATGCCTTGCGGTGCATTCAAAAAGGTTTTTGGAGAGATTTGTTTTTTGACATTAACAAATCTAACCAAAGGCTTTGGTGGGGGGGGTCTCTTTTGGGAGTTATTTACTTTCATAAGTGTATTGGCGGGTTTCGCACTTCACGAACATCCTGAATAAATTCAGGTAGCCCGGCGACATCCAATGCAAGATCATAATTATTATGGTTGATAATACGGTAACCAAGTTGCCAATTATCAAGATTATCCATAGTTAGATCTGGACGATTGTCATGCACGACTGGTAATGGACATTCCATGTAAAAGTTTCTGAAATATCTGAGTGGATCCTCTTTTGGGAAAACCTCAAGACAATTCAATTTTAATAAACTTTCATGGAATGATAAAACATCATCGACAAGTGCTTGGATTGGAAGACTTGCGTCTAACAATCCTAAATCGATTTCGATTGCTTTCAATTCAACTAAATGATGAATAGCCCAGTGAGTCAAAAACATCAAGATCTGAGATCTTTTTGTTGTTTTCTCGAGCTTATCTTCGTCGACTAATCCATCCTGTGATATTTTGAGGAATTTCCTCCACAGATGATTAGTCTTTCGAATTGCATCATTACGCGAGATTAACTCTCCGTAACTGTTGAATCGATCGCGATATCGTAAATCAAAACCGCCACCGCCCAAGTGGCGAGGAAGAAAAAGAATGTTGGGATCGAAAAAGGTACCAAACTGACGTTTACCATTAAACGTAATTGTTGGTTTGAAACTCCAAAATCGATTAAATTCAATTTCATCCTCGGACGACTGATCGAAGACACACGAGCTCCTCATCATTTGATTAATCATATCCTTGTTTTTAGTAACAAAAATATTATGAGAGAAATCAGGATAGAGGGTCGTGGTCATCAACTTGTCGTAAACCTCGGGCAGATTCGTAGTGGTCAAAATTTGATTTGAATTCTTAACATTTCTGTTAAGGGCCAGTGAGAGATTGAAGTAACCAACTTCTTCAACTCGAACACCGTCAGAACTTCGGATAATCTCAAAACTTTTTGAATTAATATTCAAATTACATTGAGACATCTTACTTTTTGTCTGATTCAATTTAAAACCAACTACTTTACACAAATGTTCATGGATATTCTTTATCTTCTCTGATCCGCGCATGATCCCATCATCTCCATTAATCTTAAGTCCCTCTAAAAATAGAGTGAACTCATCATAATTGAGACGCAGGTGCCCTTGCCAGAAGAAGTCATGTTTGCCAAAATATTTGAAATTCCGTTGAGGATTCTCAAAATTTATCAAACCAATAGAAACTCCATGATTATTATACTTCACAATTTGGAATCCTTTATCCTTCAAAATTGAAGCGATACAGACACCGAAATTGAGGTAACAAAGAAGAGGGAATGAAAGACAATTTCCCATCATCTGACCATTAAGTTGCATCGCACGCGAGCCAAACTTATCCGTCAGAGACTTTGACAGAGCCTTCGTGAGAAATTTCTCCGTAGCCTTTGACATGTCTTCATCTTCTTGTTCTTCAATAACCGGATGACTGTATCCAATTTGATCGAGATCGAATTGTCGGGCAGAAATTGATTTTATAATGAACTCACGTTCAAAATCAGGTACTGTTCCAATTCTATCTAGGACTAAATTCATGCAGCGAATAGAGGAGTTTAATGTAACAAAGTTTGTTGCGGAATCATAATCGATTGCGAGTATCCACTCGTTCTCGGTCATATCTCCGTACAGTTGAAGAATTTCTTCACTTGTCACATCTCCCTTCGTTGCAAATGGATTATTAAACCAGTTGCGAAGTAATAATTTTTGTAAATAACGCACCCCATTTTGATAAATGTAGGACTGAATGGTGAGAGGGCGGAGTTTAAATCCTGCCTCATTCAGAACTGAAGGTCGAACCATATTACAACCGATGAAACAGAGAGACTCTGGATACATCTGAACGCCGTTCTTTTCCTCAAATTTTGAGTACTTGCGACGGTCATAAAGTTGCCAATATGTATTTTCCTCCACATCAACCTCCCTGAGAGAAGTCTGATATTGATGGTAAGAACGTCTTCGAAGATCGAAGAGTCCTATAACCATTTCAAGATTTACATCCTGAAGTTCGACATTGTCATGCAAGCATGAACGTCGATCCAATACAAAATCCAATACAGAAAGTCCAAATCGAGATTTCATTTCATAGCTCGCCTTTTGAGAAGGCGCCCGCGAGGAAATTAATTCTTGATCATACTTAATTGGTTGATGATACATTATCAAACGAATGCCCACATCGATTGCGCGCCAAGTAATATCTTGATCGAAATCATCAACCTCCGGATAAACCGGAGGCGATGTTAATATTTCGGAGATAGTCTTGGTGACGCTCACGATTGCATCAGAAAGAGAACTTATTTCAAGCCCTTTCTTCATCATTTCTGATGAATAAAGGAAATACCTTGATATAATATTATCGTTTCCGATAAAATCTTCTCGATGATGCTGTAGCATTTGTTTATGGGATTTTTTAAAAGACCCATGAAGGATTTCTAAATCAGTTTGATTAAAGAAACCCTTCATCTTCTTAACTAAATTGCCTTTGAGATAATACTCATTGCATTTCCATCCAACAAGGAATATGTCACGGAAAATCCGAACATTTTTAGTTAAGGAGAACCAATCACTTGAAGAGCAGAATAAAAGTATAAAAGAATCTATACATTTTATTAAGCAATTCTTCCTGTGATATTGAAAGTCGCGTAACGCGATTGGTTCTGTTGGTTGCTCTCCATAACAGTGAGCAAGTACTAACTCAACCAGACTCTGAACCATCCTTAAGAGATGGGGGTAAGATGAAAAATCATTTACCCATAGATAGAAGGCGGACTCAAAGCCGTCCATCAATTCATGATCAGAGTATTCATATAGTTTAGTGATGAATAATTTAGGATCTGAGATCCGGTTGAGCGAACTTATAAAGTTCAAGTACCCATTATGGGTTTTGGACACCGTAGGTGTATCCCTAGCAGGGACGCTTTGAGGTATGTGTTGAAAC